AATCCTACTTCTAATGCAAGTCTATAAAGTGAATTAAAAGTAAAAGGTTGTGTAATATCTATCTCATCAAGAACACTAGGCATTTCACCTGCCATTGCTGGTGGTCCTGATAAAGCATTTAGAATGGTGTCAACAACTCCTGTACTTGTCTCATCTAAGTTTTCTCTTATGCTGCTTAATTGAGTTGTAAGTTGTTCTGTTTGATCATCATTCATGCTAAATAAATTACCAATCCCTTCTCTTAGTAACTCAATCAAACCTGGTTCTGTCGTTGTATTGTCTGTTGTAGTATCTGTTGTATTCTCAGTCTGCACTTGTGTTGTCTCTCCTTCTTCTTTTTTCTTTTGATTTGCTTCTATAATTTTATTTATTTCTTCGGTACTATCAAATGTAGTGTTAGGAAGTAATTCTCCTGTATTTGCTGTTTCTGTTGGGTTGATTTCTGTTTCTATAAATTCTTCATTATATATTGCAGTAGCATTTTCCATACTCATTCCATAATCTTCTGCAATAGCTTGTATAGTTTCTTTTTTTATTTTGTCTTCTTTCTGCTCTTGAGTATCAAATGTTCCTGAGTCTTTGTATTCACCAGTTTTTATTGCATTTATACTGCTAACGTAATCTGCTTGTATCTCTCTAAATGTATCTTCTCTTTCTTTTGTAGTTAAACCAGGTTCATTAATAACTTCATCAATAATACGTCTATCAATTCTTCCCTTTAAATCAACATAAGGTTCAATAAAGTCTTTTTTTTCAAAAGTATTTAAGTCTAAACCACTATTACCTAACAGTTGTTTTGCATCAGTGTGCATACGTTGGATTCTTGTGTCGTATTTACCTATCGTATTTCCAGTATTAGTTTTAGCTACGTTAAAGGAGTAGGTGTAATTTTTTCTGTCTTCTTCCGTAAATGTTGCTCCTATTGATGCTTTTATTGCAGCAAGATCATTGAACTTTGTAACAGGATCATTTGCGTAATAACCTGTTGCTACCTTGTAATTAAAATCATCAAACAAATCATCTCTATTGCCAGAATAGACCTCAATTTGATCAAAGATAAATTCCCTTCTATCAGGATTTGCTTTTAATAAATCATTTAACGCATCATTATTAGTAGCAAATTGTTCTACAAATCTTTCAATATTAGATTCTTCAGCAGCTTGTACTTGTTCTCTTTCTAACTTTTTAAGTTTTTCATGTGAATCTGCAAGCTTTGTTTTAAATTTTAAAATATCCTCACCAAAAGATTCACTTAACTCACGTTGTTTATAAGTACCATCTTTTTGTAATTGTTCAGGTCCAGTTTTTAACTTACCTATCATCTTTAAATATTTATTTGCAGCGTTATAACCATTACCTCCTGATGATTGTTCAATATCAAAAATTCTTGATGCTTGGTTTTTTGCTATTTTTAACAGTTCTGTAGGTGTAACTTTACTGGCAAGACCTAAATCAACACTAGCTTCTATCATGCTTTGTATATTTTCTAGTGCTTGTTCTTGATTACCTTGATCGTATTCTCTCCAGTTACTAAACATTAGTCCTTGTAACTTGTTTGTATATCTTTCTAATTTGTATTTATTATTTTCTTCTAGATGTTCTGCTGTAATTTCTTGTATTGCTTTTTGTTGATAAGGATAAAATTCTTTTGCTAAATATTTATTACTTAATCCCTGTGTCTTTTCAGTAGTAAGAGATGCTGCATCTTGTATAAACTCTTGATATTCAGGAGTATCTATTGCAAAATGACTTATTGGTTTTGTTACCTCGTTCCCATTACGATCTGTAAAAGTAAAACTTTTATTATTATATAAATTAAGTAAATCAGGTTTTAAATTTAATCCAATATTTTGTGCTTGCCTTTTATCAAATTCATCTTGTGTAAAAATACTTCCACCAATTAATTGATTAGCAGCTTCATCACCATATTTATCTCTATGTTCTTTTGTTATTTGTTTAAAACCTTTTTTAGCAATCTCCATAGTTATATCAGCACGTTCATCTTCAATAGCACTTTCTATTCTTGTTCCTATAAACTTTTGCAAAGCAGGGTTTATTGTTGCTAATGCACTATAAAGTTCTTCTGCATCAGTTTTAGGTTGAACATTGGGAGGTCGTACAAAAGTATCTACAGGTCTTGCAGAGGATTGAAAAGCTGTACTTTGAAAACTAGATGTCATTAGCTTGGAAGAAGTTGACCGTAAGTTGATAAGCCTTGAGTAGCTACATTAAGTAGTACCGACCCTAGAGAAGGGATCTGGTTATAGGCTTGGTTAATATTACTTGTTAGTTGATTACGTCTATCATCTCTCTGTGCTGTCAATCCATCTACATTTCTACCATACTGTCTGCTTGCTGATTCAAGTGCCTGGTTTATAGATTCTCTAAAGTTTGCTGTCTGTCGTTCTTGATCTGCTAATAACAAATCAACAGTAAGACCTGCTCTACCTGATGCTTTTACTGCTCCTCTTGCCTGTAATCCTCTTATGGTTGCTGCTTGTTTTTCTTGTGCTTGTGATGCCCTAGTTTCTTTTAACTGTGCTGCTAACGCTTCTTGTTGTGCAGCAAAAGCTTGTTCTGCTGATCTGTTTGCTATTAAAGAAGATTGATATGTCTGGTTTGCAGCAGACTGTGCAGCAGATCTACCTGCTAAACCTGTTGCCAAGTTAAGACCTAAAGATCCAAGAAACAAACCTCCAGTAAGTTTTGTTAAACCAAGAGCAGGTATAGCAACACACATCTATGCGATCCTCAGAAATTCGTAGAATGGTTTACCTTGCATACCGTAATGTTCGTGATATTGAATAAAAGTAAACCCAAGAGCTTTTAACCACTTGATAGCAGAATCATTCTCTGCATATACAAAATTATATAGGATTTTGTAATTTTTCAACAGGTTATCTACCCATTCCCGACCTTTTCTTATTAGTTGTATCTTATATTTTTTATTACTAAACAGTTCATCAGTAGCAACCATCCATATAACACCACCTTGTACCACCCCACAAAGACCTATAGGTTGATCATTATCATCAGCTATAGCCATGTTTATATTGCTGCACATATAAGACAGTTGAAGGGCTTGTCGTGGTTCTTGTCCTGATTGGTAAAAGGCTTCTAACTTATCAAGTTCTCTCATGTTCTTAGCAACATGTTTAAGATCTTCTAAATTTGCTTTTCTTAAATGCCCCATTTAAATACGTCTACTCCTCATATGGAACATAGCTTCATATTCTGCACTAGCCAATGTTGTAGGTAGGAATGTATTGTTCTTTACATCAATATTAACCCTATCTGCTCTGCTCATCACAGGTACTTTAAATGATCCAGACTCAAGATTTACCGTTCCAATAGTGCTACTAGCTGAACCTAGTAATACACCAGTAAAATTATGTGTACTTGTATCTCTATGATCTGGTGTAACTTCTACCTTAAAGAACCCTGTATCTTCAAATTTGATATAGAAATGATGCAGTTGTAAACGACCACTTAATACTTCACCTGCATTACTACCGCTTTGCTCTTGTGTTAATCGTTGCTGGCTAAATCTATAGTGCATTTCATAAGGTTCACCAATAATAAATTTACTATTTCTATAGTCTCCTGTAGCTGTAATAGTAGCTGTTGAACCATCTGTACTATTAGCAGTTGTTATAATTTGTCCAGGTTTTAAGTCAGTTGTTGTTCCTTGTTCATTAACAAATGTACTTGTTTCATTACTAGCTAAAAATCTACCAACAATATTCATACTTGCTCTTAATCTATAAGGAACAGTAAATGTAGAAACATTAGTAGTAGAGTTATAAGCAACAGATACCCCAGTACTAGCTTCTGTTACTTTATGATCTAGTCGATATTCAAACGTAGAGTTAGTTTCAGTAAAGTTATTTTCAAACGGTATCTTTTCTAGTGTTGTACCATTTGCTTCTTCTATTACTAAAAACAAATCACTACCAATAAAATCAACATTCTTAATAGATCTATTCTCATTAATAGTAAAAGTAGACCAACTGTTTAATATCTTCTGATACTGCTGACCATATAACCATCTGTTGATGTATAGCTTATTAGGATTATCTGTACCTAAACAAACCAAAACATCTGCACTTGTAGAAACTGCAAACTTAAATATATTACTTGGTATTAATTTTGGTACATGAACAGTGATATTACTAGATTCTCTTATAACAAGATCTCGTTGATATACATATTCTCTTATGTTAGAAAAAGATCCTCTTTTAGATAAATAATAAATACTGCTACCAGCACCTATAGGTTGAGCATCATCATCAGATTCAAACTCAGTTACGACTACAACATTAGCTGATTTTGGTGTCAGGTTATCTGTTGAAGAAGTAAGAACAAACTGTGTCTGATCAGAAAATAGTATTAGTTCCTGTTCTACTGTTACAGCACTTCTAAGAATAGATACTTTACTATGTGAAGCTGCTACATCTATAGGTTCACTATCAATTACAGATAAGACTGTTTCTGGAAAGAAATTAAAAAACTCTGCTGCTCTCGATAAAATAACATTATCATCAGCTAAAAAACCAAGCCTGTTTCTAAAGAAAAAGACGTTATTAATTTTACTGCCAATAAAAGAAGGGCTAGGTGCTGAATCTAAATCACCTACAGTACGTTCTCCCCATTTAGGTAGCGTATAGTTATTACCACTAATGGTATAAGTATCACCATCTACTCTTGCAAATCTAAAGTTACCATCTGCTTGTCTTACTAACACATGGGGCATTGTGTCGTAATTAAATTTAAACTCTATACCTGGCGCTACACATTCTTCCCACTGTCCTTCTTCAAAAGCATTGCCGTTATTAGTAACAAACTTAACGTAGTAATTATCGAAATCAGTAGTCTCATCTCCCTTTACTTCTACAATATAATTATTAGGTGACACTGTTGGAAGATCAGTAAATCTTTGAATAGTGTCTTTTACCACTGTCATGTGGGTATTACCCTGAGTGTCATTACCATCAATAGAAAAGTTGCTGCCATCTGTTTTCTTGATATGAATAACAGAACCATTACGAGCAATAGTAAAACCTGTAAGACCTGAGTTAAGTCCTGATACTAAATCAGTAGCGACTTGAGTAGTGCTCAGTGTAGAGTCTGATGAAGTGTCGTCAGTAACAGTAACCCCATCTACAGTTAATGAGTATGTAGTCTTATCTGAGACTTGATTAATAAATACAACTGCTTGAGTAATGTTTGAAGAAGCTTCACTCAAGGTGCTATCCATAGCTGCTGTAATACTGGTATTAACAACAAAGGTATAGTCAGCAACACTTACAGTCTTCATTACACTTCTAGGATCAGAAGTATTTAAATATGTTGTTCCGTCAGGTTTAGTTACTGTCTTTTCTGTACCGTCAATATCATAAACTTTGACATTACCATTACTAAATATTGCTACATACCTTTCATTTATATCTCTATTAATAGTTTGTATATGAACATTACCTAAAGTAGAAGAACTAAGATTAGTGACATATTGCAATCCAGAACGCTTTACAAGACCCAACACAGGGTTGCTGTCAGCATTGTCTTGTATATCAGCATGATCAGCCTGTTTAGTAGCGTCAGCAGCTTGTGAGATACCTCTTAATAAAGTTGGTATTGCTCTGGATATAACTGCCATAATTATCTAATTAATGCGTTTGAAGGACTGTAAGTATCAAAGACACTCGTTAATGAAGGATCACCTCTTAGTAAGTTGTGATCTGCATTGCTGAGATCTGTTTCCATCAGTATAGCCCTAGCTCTGATTTCATCCTGTTGTGTATAAGTTCTTAATCCATCATCACTAACTAACCTATCAACAAAGATACGAGCAGCTTTGATTGTTATATATCTTCTTGCAGGTTCTGGTATCTCATCAAAAGTTCTGTAATAAACAACAGTACATATAAGGTCTTCAGTAAAATCATACTTATTATTTAACCTGTCATATAACTTTAAACCACGTTGTATTGCATCAATCGTAGGGTGCTGATGAATATTAGGATCAATTCTTAAAACATCTGTAGAGAGGTTTACATGATTAGATCCATCTCTTGAAAGAGTGACATCTATTTCAGTATTAAAAGACCAGCCTTCTGATTGGACTTCTTTATTAACTTCTGCCAGTGTTGATTGGGCAGTACGAGCATCAACAGGCAATGTACCTGTAAGACTATTTATAGGAGATTCTCCTATAGCAGCCAACATAATGTTGACGCTTTCTAATTCTGTAGTGGCTGCTGTTGTCATTATTTCTTAGCAGTCTTAGCTGCACGTTTAAAGTTTGCTGCTGTTGGCGCACCTTTAGCACCAGGTTTTCTCATCTTTTCACCAGATCCAGCAGCGATTCTTTTACGCTTGGCATGGATGTTGGCATACAAACCTTTCTTTTTTATCTTTAAAGAATTTCTACTGTTACCTTTTGGCATGATTAGCTCCGTTAAGCTTTTTTAATTTTAAGAGAATTTCTACCACCCTTTTTTTTCTTTGGTGGTCTTCCTACTTTTGTACCGTAAGTTCCTTTTCCTTGTGGCATGATAATAAAAAAAGGGTATCTAATAATAAGATACCCTATAAGTTAAATTTAAGAAGCAGATAGCTTGATTGTAGCTGCACACTCTGGACGGAGGATTCCGTGACCAAGAGCATACTTAGCAACCATCAAAGTACCTTGATACATAATTCCATAGTCAGAACCAGATATCTCAGTTGTCATATCCATAAGCTTCACAGTACCAACTGCTGAGCGATGGAAGACAAGACCGATAGTTTTGCTGTCATCACCTGCGTAGCTGTTATTTGTACCAGATACTTCAGATCCTACGTTTGATTGAGGTACGTTGTTACTCATCATTACAGGAATACCTGCAACCATTTGTACTTTACCTGAAGCAAAAGATCCGTTGCCACCTGGGTTGAAATCAACATCAACTGTTCTTGTTGCAGACTCAGCTAACTTGTAATACTCAGCAGGTGGTAATACACAGAAACGATCTGTTGGAGGGATGTCTCTTTCATCAAACGCTTGAGCGATGTCATAGATAGCTGCTGCTAACTCATCACCTGATACGTTTGCTGAAGTTGTGTTACCAGAACCAAGAGTAGTTACTAAACCACCATTACCATTTGTAAGAGTAGTTGAAGCTCTTGAAGCATTAGCGATTACTTTAGCTACGTTTTCATCGTATCTTTTAGCAAGAGCCTTACCTAATTCCTGTGCGTAAATTGACCTTACGTCATAGTGATTCTTAAGCTCATCAATGTTTGCAACAAAAGACTGTGCAATTAATAGATCATCAATAGAGATGATTTTCTCATTTGCCAAGATTTGGTTAGCACCAACTAAAGGTGTTCCAACTGTGTGATACGCTGCTGTAGCTGTACCAGTAACAGGGAACTGTGCTGATTTACCAGAACTGATTGTACGGACGTTGTGAAGGCTGTCGTTGAAAATGTTATTTTCAGAGAAAGCAGTCAGAACTTCTCCTGAGAAGACTTTAAGAAAAAGT